CCTTGGATCAACAAGTGGTGCATCCGCTGGGGCACCTGTGGCTTCGGCCGCAATGTTCGCGTCTACATGGAGCCGATTGATGACTGATATACGCGAGCTAATGCACGCCATTGCGCTGCAACTTGGACCATCACTTTGGCTTTTGCTGTTTCTCGTTTGCCTTGACAGAGAATGACTGACTTCCGAGAGCTGTGCGCCCGCATGGCCGATGAGCTGGATCATTACCGCCAGCTCCTGATGGATGATCGCCGAGAGACTCATGCGCTGGCGTCTGAAGCCCGAGCCGCCCTGGCCCAGCCCGAGCCGCAGGGGCCGGGTAGTTATGCGCCCTTCATCGTCAAGCACTACAGCTCGGACGACCGCCCCTCGATTAAGGGCAACGGTTTCGATGGGCTCGAAATCGGAGAAGACCGACAGGAAGCAGAAGAGTTTATCAACTGGATCAACGCTCGTCTTTTCCCTGGCACTATCCGCCCCGCCATCGAGCCGGTGCCCGTCGCTGAGCGCCTGCCGGGGCCGGAGGATTGCGCACCGTGGCCTGACGAACCAGACGCGAATCATTGGTGCTGGCTCGGGAAAAAAGTTTGCGGTGGCTGGGATTGGTCTCAGATGGGCATGTCCCTCAAGCAATTGGAGCGATCTCTCGCTGGCAGCGGATGGACCCACTGGCTCCCCCACCACGCGCTGCCGGTGCCGCAGCAGGAGGCTGAGTGATGGCTGAGCTATCGAAAGAGGCGCAGGCGGTGCTGGATGCTGCCAATGGGGCCAGCTCTCACGGCCCAGATGATTGCCTCAACGAATGTCGCTGGATTGCCGCCGCCGCCCTCCGCGCTGCTGCGGATCAGGTGGTGCCGCCCGCCCTTGAAGAAGAGTTCCACGACAGAAATCAAGCGCTGCCGCTGACAAAGATGGTGGAGATCCGTCAGAAACTCCTCGCCATCGCCGCCGAGCTGGAGGGTAGCAATGACTGACCGCCAACTGATAGACCGCTTGCTGTTCTTGGCTCAGACGGCTGTAGACCAGGCGCTGGACCTGAACTACGATGACCCCGAGGATTACTTCATCTATCGCGAGCTGCGGGAGCTCAAGGCTGTTGCCGCCGAGCTGGAGGGTGTCAATGCTTAACGATGTCACCCGTTGTCACGGCACCGGCTGCCACCAGCGCCACCAGTGCGCTCGGCACACAGCCCCTGTGCCAGACAATGTGCTGCTCTCTTGGGCAATCAATCTCAACCCCGAGCGGGCGCATCTCTGCCCTTATTTTATTGCCGCCGAGCTGGAGGGCCAATGACGCTGCCCCTGCTGTTCGAGCTGCTGGTGGGCTACGTCGTGGCGTGCTGCCTGGCGCTGTGGTTGGCGTCTAAGTTGTTGCCTTAGCCCACAATCCCTACTTTATAGTCACCATGCCTGAGCTATCACACAACGACGACGGCCTTGATGAGTTCGCCACCTTCTGGTGGGGACCTGAGACAGACAACCTCACGGTCGCCGAAGCAATCGAGAGTGGTCAGATGACGGCATTTATCCGAGCCGTGTCCACTTGGCTAACCGAGTAGTCACCTTCGCCACTTAGGTGTGGAGGTGGCGCCGGCTCTCGCGCCTGCACGCCTCACCGCAGCCTCCACACTGCGGAATGCCCAGTGATTCCTGAAAATCATTGGACTAACAGACTAGCAACTATGCCGGGTTGAGCCAGTCCCAGATACTGGCTTCTCGATCCGGGGACCACGAGGGCTGACTCCGGAACCAAGCTCGCCAATCAACCTCTGACCCCTTACCTCGATTGCACTCGGCACAAGCGGCGATCAAGTTGTGGGCAACGGTGTGACCCCCTTTGCACCGAGGACGGACATGATCCAAGGTTCCGGCTGGCTTACCGCAATAGGCACAACGGGAACCCCAGGAGTCGAGGATCCCCTGCCGAAATCGCAGCTTGGCGCACCGTTTTGAGCAGAGGAGGGAGCCATCGATGTGATGGTCCAACATGCCGGCTTGGCAGCTTTCCCAGCCTACGGACCAGAGCAAAGTCCGGCTCGCAGCCTGCAGCAGTGAAAACCGTGACCTCGAAATCTAAACTCGTGCCCTTGAAATCTAAACTCGCACCCCACGAATCTAAACTCGTGCGTCCAGAATCTAAATTTGTATACCGCTAACTCGCATTCGCGCCCTGTGCGCAAGTTTGCAATTTGGCGATACATTTTGCATATCCCGCCGCGTCTTGCGCAGTCGTGACGCAAAACACTACCGATACTTTCCGGAATGATGGTGCTTTAGTCAACGTGTTGACAGGAATGGGCCTGTCATCTCGAGACAAGACAACAGCAACATCTGTAGCAGCAAAAGCCTTCCTCTCAGAGCCTGAGCTCGAGGCCCTCTACAGCCATGGCGTGCCTCGTCGCTACGTCGACGCCATCGCTGACGAGATCCTGCGCCACCGCACCACCATCGTCCTAGGCAGCGACACCGAGCCTGATGCGAACGACACCATCAGCAGCTTTGAGACCTTCCTCCAGGCCACGCAGTTCCACTACGCCCTCTCCGAGGTCGTCAAACTGCAGCGCCTGTACGGCGGTGCCGGCCTAGTCCTGCTGATCGACGACGGTCTCCCAGAGGAGGAACCGGTCGACCTCAAGCGCATCCGCGCGGTCCGCGGCTTCGTCCCCCTGTCCCGGCACGAGCTGATCCCCGAGGACTTCTCGATCACGGACTATTCGAAGCCCTCGCACTACCGGATCACCACCAGCCAGCGGATCACCCCTGACCAGACGGGCTCGTACACGAACGTCCGCATCCACAACACCCGGGTCGCGCGCTTCGACGGCTTGTATCTGCCCTGGAACGTCCGTGTCCGCAACACCGGCTGGGGTCAGTCCGTGCTCCAGCTGATCTGGGAGGCCTACAAGCGCTACGAGTCCACGATGTCGGGTCTCGAGACCATGACCACAGACTCGGATCTTTTTGTCCACAAGATCCCCGGCCTGTTCCAGCGGATTGCTTCCGGAAACGAGACGGATCTGCGTAAGCGACTGGAGGCCAACAACCTCAGCCGCTCCGTCTACGGCGGCATGGTCGTCGACCAGGAGGAAGACCTTCAGTTCCTCAACCGTGCGCTGTCCAACATGGCGAGCGCCACCGAGCCCTTCATCAAGGATCTGCAAGCAGCCACCGGTTGGCCCGCATCCATCCTGATGGGCGACTCCCCTGGTGGTCTTGGTAAGGAAGGCCGCTTCGAGGAACGAGTCTGGGCCTCGTTGGTCGAGCAGTGGCAGGAGGTGTACTGCCGCACCCCTCTGACCGAGGTCTTCACCTACATCCTGGCCAGCCGCGAAGGCCCAACCCGAGGACGAGTTCCGGAAGCCTGGAGTGTGCGCTTCCCGAGTGTCTTCACCCAGACCGACGAAGAGAAAGCAGGTCTCCGCCTGCAGATGGCTCAGGTAGATGCGCAGTACATCAATCTCGGTGTCCTGAACCCCCTCGAGGTGCGCGAAGCCCGCTTCGGCGGTACCGAATACAGCATTGACACCACGCTCAACGAGGCTGTCACTGAGCAGTTGGTAGCCCAGACCGACGCATCCTTCCAATCGCAGATGGCGGGTTACGAGGCTCAGCTCTCAGCAGCAGCACCTGATCAAGCTGTCTTACCACCGGCAGAGGAGGAAGCAGACCCTGAGCGGGCTGCAATCCTCCCGCCCGGTCGTGGCGACGCCTCGCTCTTTGACCACTACGCGGCCCACGGCCTACGCATCGCTGTCTCGCACGAGCTCAACGGCGTCAAAGCCGGCTATCTGGTGGGTCCAGACGGTCAACGCACCGATGCCACCGAGGGCGCACCCCTGATGGTCTTCGGTCCAAACCGCACCAAGGCGTACAAGCTCTACCGAGCTCGTTTTGTGGTAGATGGCGCCCTGATTGACGGCCCCTATGCCACGGGCTTCGCCTCCTTGCGCGCAGCCAAGAGCGGCATCAACGCTTTATTCCCTCGGCAGACTGTGGCAGGGCTCTCCCCTGTACCCGAGGGCGAAGTCGAAGCACTCCGAGCCGCCTGGGAGACGTACTAATGAACAACACCACTCCTGAGGGCTTTAGGACTGCGGCCTATCTCGCCGCCAAAGCCCGACTCGATGCGCGCAAGACCACGCGCAACGTCCAGTGCAACCCGCCCAACATCCGCTGCGGCAACCGCTGCATTCCTCCGAGCTGGGACTGCCGCCTTAAGGGTCAGGGCACTGACCCCCACCTCCGCGCTACCCAAACCGACCCCCTCGGTGGCCTCGCGAACATCCAGCGCGGCGCCTCCCGTATCGCCCGTGGCATCGTCCGGGGCAATTTCTCCGAGGTCGAGGGTGGCAAACGCGCCATCATCCGCGGCACAGTCAAAGCCGCCCCTGGCAACATCCAGCAGAAGAAAGAACTCCAGAAGAAACTTGAAGATCGCACCCGTGCCATCGGCATTGGCCTAGCCGTCGTTACCGGCGGCCTCGGGATCCACTCGATCCTGATGAAGAGCAACACCTTTGGCTACCGAGAAGGTGTAGGCGCCAACATCAATAACTCGGTCCGGCTCGGCCTGAGTCGTGTACTTGATGCGACTCCGATCATCGGGGCGAATCGAGCCCGAGTGCGAGCTCAAGTCCAATCCGGCATTGAAGCCCAACTCCAAAGGCAGGCCAACCCTGTCGAATCTGTCCTGACAGGTCAACTAACGCGGACTACGCCCGCCCAGGCAGACACCGACGCTAGGTCAAAGCTCGTAGTAGCCCTTCAGGCTGTCAACGCTAGCCATCGCGGTGCCACATCCAGTTTTGACGCCTGGAATAAGGAACACCAACAAGTCTTTTTTAACACGACTAAGCGCGAGAGTGGTGTTGGTCTTGGCGTCAAAGAGGAAGGCAACGTCTTCGCACGCCCTGCGACCGATGAATTCCTGGCACGACAATTCAAACTTCAGGGGGATGACACGCTGACTTCAAAGTCCATCAAGGATGCGGTTCAGCGCCAACTCACTGATTACAAGAGCTCTCTTCTTGATCTTGCCCAGCAGCAAGGCTTTTCGATTACGAATACACGCAATGGCCGCGTCATAGCCGAGAAGGACCAACGTGCCTTCATTCAAGGCGTTGTCAATTCCACCTTGCCAAAGGGACAGGGCTCTCTAGCTGTTCGCGGCGTACTGACGAAACACCTTGAGGACACCCTGAGCCTCAGCCCTAAAGGGCGCACGGATGCTCTTTATCGGGCTACCTACAAAGGTTTCGATGAGTTTTACAAATCCCAGGGATCCGTCATTTCCAATGTGACGCAAAGCGCCCGCATGACAAAGGCTCTGCGTGAGACGGGGGCAGAAGAGACAATGCTCAACGGGACCATGGCCCGCTCTCAGTACCTACTGGGACTGACACGTCCTGGCCAACGAGTCCAAGGCCCAGCGCATGCCGAGCTTGTCCTGCGGGACTACCACTCCGAGGTAACTGGCACGGGTCCCCGCCGGATGTATGCCGTTACCGACCGCCTCGCTGTAGCGGCAGCCTCCGAGTTGGAAGGACGCACAGTCAACAAGGGTGAAGCGTTCCAAATCCTTGAGCGGGAAGGCTTTACGAGGGCCGTACCAGCAAAAACAGCCGTAACCGCGCGAACTCGCCCCATGAGCGAGGGTGAAGCGGTCTACGCCCTGATGCGCGAAAACCCGGGCATGACGCTCCAAGCCGCACGCCGCGAAGTCAAACGCCGCCGCGGCGATCAGGACGACTTCTCCCCCGAGCTCGTCCGCACTGCCACCTACCTCGCAGCCCGCGCCGACTTCAAGGAGAGCAGCCGCTTGGGGAAGCCCTGCGGCGCCTCCCACATCCCCAAGGCGCATGAATGCCGGAAGGGACGAGGTGCCGCAGCTTCCGAGAACGACCAGAAACGCAAGGCCGCAACCGTCGCTGCTGTCGCCGGAGGCGCAGTCGCCCTGGCTGTTGCTGGCACCGTTGCTT